ATGGGCTATTTTGCGGAGTTTTGGGATTCTATTGTTAGTACCATAGTTGGCGGTACTACTTATACAGTAGAATTTTTTGAAAATATAGGTAATGCTGTTGCGGGCGCGTTGGTGATGTCTTTATTGCAGATTGCTCATCCTTTCGTTGATATTGTTTTGGGTATTCAGTATATTTTTTCTGGTTTATTTGTTCTTTTGACAAATTTGTTTGTTTTACCGCTTTTTTTATATAATTTTATAATTTCATTTATTCAAGATTTTGGTGATTATTCTTCTTCATTGTCTTGGTCGTCTAATATTACGGGTGTATTAAGTGTTATTCCTTTTTGGCCTGTTATTTCTGCTTTTATTTCAATTTTACTTTTGATTTCTATTTTATTTTTTGTTTTTAAAGTTATTCGTTCAAGTTGATATGTTTAAATTTATTACATTTTCAATGTTAAGATTTTTTACATTTGGATTTTTAATTTTTTTTGGTTCTTTTTTATTTTCTCAAAATGTTTTAGCGTTTAATTTTGGTGATGTTAATATAAAAGATACATCTTCATTAAGTAATGGTTTTTCTAAAATGCAAAGATTGGGTACGGCAAATAATTCTTTTATTTTAAGTTCTGTTATATTTTCAATTAAAGAAATAGATGAGGGAGGTTTTTATTTACCTATTTTATTTGAGTTTGAAAACCCTGATTATACAGGGGTTATGAATTTAACTTATCCAACGCCGTCTGTGGAAGATTGTAGTGCTTCACCCCAGAACGGAATGTATTTATCAGCTACGCAAGGCGTACAAGAAGATATAGCATTTAATTTTAATTTTCATCGTCCTTTTGGTGCTTCGGCTTGTGTTAGTGGAGGTGTGCAAATTACGCAAAATAAAACCTATGCAATACAGCTTCAAGGTAATCAAAGTCATTATTTTAGATTATATGGTAGTTCTACGGATGTAAATCCTTTGGGTTTTTGTTATAATAATTGTGGTTTAGTTGTAGATTATTATACTATTTTTTCTTATTTTTTACCTGAGGGTGTATATCCTGAAAATCCTAATAGTGAAATACTAACGCAAAATCCTGTGGTTTTTAGCGGTCAATATTTATTGGATAGTATTCAAACACACATTGAAACACGGATCACGAATTTAAATACTCAACAAGTTTATAATGCGTATTATGCTTTATTGCCCGCGGAGGGTATTTTTTCTTATAGTTTTAATACTTGGTTGACGCATGGCGAATATCAATATCATAGTCGTTTGATCAATCAAAATAATAATACACAACAAGATTGGTCCGAAAATTTCTTTTTTGATTTAAATTTAGATAGTCCGGTTGCGAGTGGTTATAGTTATTTAGATAATTTACCTGATATTTTTATTGATAATGGTATTACAACACCGACAACAATTTTTACTGGTATAAAATCATTATATGATTCTTCACTTGGTTTGTTTGTTTCTTGGGCGGTTAATCTTACCAGTCAAGTTGACGCTAATGACGGTTTAGTTATAGGCGCCAGTGTTGTAGGCGCGTTTAATTCTATTATTGGGTATGCGCAAGGTTTGGACGCTCTTTTTGGCGGTATTCCTATTACAAGTATTTTAACAATTATTTTTATTGTTTTAATTATTGTTTTTATATATCGTTTGATTCGTATGGTTCGCGCTAAATAGTTCTTGACAAAAAAATTAAATACTATATACTGTAAAAGTCTATTATATAGATAGCATTTATACTATATATGCAAAATCCGATTGATTCTATTAAAACAGCGTTAAAAAATTCGTCAAATAATCAAAACACAGATCAAGAAAGGGTAGAATTTGCTAAAAAATTTAATAATATTTTACCCGATGAGTTTGATTTTTCTGCTCTTTTTGCGGAACCGCAAGACAGTAGTATTTTTGGTAGCGTTGGTATTTGGATTATTTTAGCGGTACAAATTATTATAGTTATTATTTTAATTGTTAAAAAATAATATGGACGATACTGATCAAATAGATAATAAGGTTGACGAAATTGTTAATAATTTTTATAAACAGCTTTCTGGTAATTCAAAATTACAATTTTCAAAAGATCAAGAAATGATGTTGTTTGCTTTTCTTCGTTCTTTAATTATTGTTGGATATTTTGAGCTTTTAGATTTTTTTGCTATTAACAATAATAGTGCTATTTCGTCCGCTATTATGAATTTAAGAGTAGAATATGAGCATAACAAACGAATTGCCACTGGAAAAATTAAAGTCCGAAACGAATAATTTAGAGGATACTTTTCAACAGCTTTTTTCTTCTTCTGCGTCATCTACTGGCGAAGAAGAATTATTACGAATTGCATCTGCTTATTCTCGTCAGTATTCATCCGCTCAAATGCGTGTTCTTTTATATCTTCGGCAAGTAGCAAATTATTATTTAAGGAAAGAATCCGATAACGCTAAACAATCTGGTCGTGATCTTTGTGAGTTTTTAGATCGTTGGGAAGAATTAAAACAGTATAATAATTCTGATGTATTTGTGATGAAAGCCCTTGAACATATATCGCTAAGGCGTTTTATCAATGAAAATTCCGTTAAAGTTAATATTGAAAAATAATTGTTATGGGATTTATTAAAAGAGAAGTAAAAAATATTGATATGTATGAAAAGATATTAAAAATACTTGTTGATAATTTATCTGATTATGGTGTTGATTTTGAGAATCTTATGAGTATAGCTTCTGAAATTCAGTTATTGTCAGAAAAGAAAGGCGGTGAAAAATTATGACAGAACAAAAAAAAGTAGTATTCGTTCGTTTTAAAGATCAATCATCCAAAACAGGCGTTCGCGCTGTTGTTGCTGAATCTATGTCAACCATTACTACCGATAAAGGATTTGTATGTTTTCGGCGCATTACTAAAAACGGACAATTTGAACCGTATATGGTCCCTGTTGAAAATATTATCAACATTTCGGAGGTAGATGATAAAACTACTATTAATGTATAAATATGCTTGTTGGTGTCATGGGGCGCATGGGTCAAGGTAAAACTTTATCTATGACTGCTCTTGGTATTGCTATTGCTAAAATGACGCATTCCCCCCTTTTTGCTAATTATGACTTAAAGGGGGTTTCTTTTAATCGTGTTCGTTCTCGTGGTGATCTTTTTCGCGCTCAATCAGGTATAGTTCTTTTTGATGAAATTCATATAGAAATGGATTCAAGACAATGGAAAGATACAAATAATGTTAATATGTCGCGTTGGATTCATCAAACACGAAAAAAGGACCTTATTGTTCTTTTTACTACTCAACATATTCGTCAAGTAGATGTGCGAGTTCGGCGTGCTCTTGATTGGCTCATTATGACGCAAAAAACGCCCCAAGGTATCTGGTTATCGTTCGTTGATTATCAATATGGCATAATTGGTAAAAAGTTTCTTATATCGCAACCTAAGCGTTTTTATGGCCTATACGATACTTATCAATTTCCCGAACCGCTTACTAACTAATTGTTCTACTTACTAAGTAGAACAATAGTCTATATAGATAGTTAGTAAGCTTTTTCATTAAAAAAAGTGTTTGTGGATAATCTGTGGATAACCTGTGGATAACTACCTCTTGACAAGATACACTCTCCCCCCTTAT